GCTCAACCCATCACCTGGTAATAAACTGGTGCGGTGGGTTGGGCGGACGATAGCCTCGGTCGCGGCCCACCAGGTAGTCGCTGAGACTGGGTGGTGGGCCGCGACCGGACGGCAGGAGAGGTCGGGATGTCATCGAGTAAACTGATCCAAAGCCTGATGGGCGCCAAGCCGGTCACCAAGACCGCGTCGGCTGAGCCCGGTCTGACGGACCCGGTCTACGTTGAGAAGTTGGCTTCCGCCGTCGACTTCATCCACGACCACTACGAGACCTTGGACATGGCCAAGGTGGCGGCGGCCAAGAGCGTCCCTGCTGCGGAAAAGATGCCGGCTAAGGAGATGGAGGTCACAAAGGCCATCACGGCTCCGCCGGTTGACGACAAGATGGCCGACAAGGTCCGCGCATCTCTGGCGGAGAGCCTGAAGAATCGGCTCAAGAAGAAGGAGGCTGAGGCCTCCGTACAAGACGACGCAGTTGTCCAGTCAGTGCTGGGCAAGCTGTTGCGGATGCGTGCTGAGGTAGAGGCTCCGGCCGAAGAAAAGGCCGAGAAAGCCCCCGAGCAGCAGTCGCAAACTGAACCTGACTCCCCTGTGGAGGAGGAGACTGAGGTCAAGGCCGCCAGTTTGGCAGACTTGTCCTTGGCGGACGTACTGGAAGGTGCGCTCCGGGCCAACGAACTTGAGGAGGGCGTCTCCAGGGAACGCTCGAAGACTGCAAGTGTTCGTGGCGAAAAAGGGCCAACGGCCCGCAAAGCGGCTGTCCAGACCCTGAAGCAGGGCTTGATGGCCAAGTTCGGTAAGGAGGCGTAAACACATGGAACGGTTGGATGAAAACTCCGTCCGTCAAGTCCTCTCCCAGGTGGGTCCGGTTCTCCGGGCACTCGTGGAAGAGAACGTGAAGCTAGCGAGTGCTTTGAAGGAAGCGCAGCGCGCCGAACAGGCGGAAGAGATCGTGACCATGATGGATGCTCGTGGTCTCAGCGATAGGTCGGTTCCTTTTAAGCAGAAGGTGGCAGCTTTGCTATCTTCTAAGAAGGACCTCGGCGTCGTCAAAGAGGCTCTGGCAATCGTCACCCCCGACATGTCCTTTGCTTCGTTGTCGGATGTTCCGGACAACGATGCCACCGACACGCTCGAGGGCTACCTGCTCTCGGGGCAGTAATCAGTAACTTCGGAGGTTCAAAATGGCAGCTAAGACGATTAGTGCGACTCGTCGCCGCAACGTCACGCCCACCTCGTCGATCCTTCGGATCGTGACGCGGGATGTGGACTGCAGCGCGTTTCCTGTAGCACCTGAGGATGGTCAGTTTGTAATCACCGCGGGCGACACCGCGGGCACCGGGTTCAGCGACTGGGCTAATGGTACGCCCTACGTGTTTTCGGATGCGACTGCGAACAACGTGACCGCTGAAGACGCGATTGGCTCAAGCATCAAGATGGTGTGGTCGTCTGCTCTGCAGACCGACCGCCAGGCTCTCGGCAACACCAAGGTGCCGGTGCTCTTCTTGGGCGGCGTGGAAGTGGAGTGCCAACTCCTCAATGCTGACGACAGCCTCGCGCTCAACCACGCCAACTACTACCCGGCCGGCACGTTGGTGACGGTCAAGAAGGCGTCGTCGTCTGTGCAGGGGACTGCTAACCGTCTGGTCATCAACCCGCTGGCGTCTGGCCACTATGGTTGGGCCGTTGGCTACGTGACCAAGACCACCAGCGACACGGCGGCGGACGGTAAGTCCGTCACCATCATGCTGTACGATCAGCCCCGCAAGGTCGGCAACTTCTAATCCTAAGGAGGACACACAATGAACCAGAATGTACCAGGAGAGGTCCTCAACGAGCTATTCTTGACGAAGCTCGACACTGAGGCCGGCAAAGAGAAGATCGCTCAGCTGGGCTCGGACTACATCCGTGACCGTCTCCGTGAGGAGTCGTTCTCGGCCAAGGTCCTGGCCAAGCGTCAGGTCTCGCGTTCGGAGCTGCAGGTCAGCGTCAACCACGACTACTTGGTCAAGATCGTTGAGATCGAGCCCCAGAGCCGTGCGATGTCGATGAGCTTCCGCGGTCAGCCGAGCGTCAAGTACTACACTGGCGATCGCTTTGAGTGCGCGTTCCACACCGTTGGTTCGCTGCGCTACGAGCAGACGGAACAGGAGCTGATGGCGTACTCGATGCCCATCACGCAGATCATCCGTCAAAACATCGTCAACGACATCGCTGAGGTTGAGGACCGCGTGTTCCTCGGCCACATCGAGTCGGCGTGCCAGGCGCTGCAGAAGGATGCCAACAGCATCGCTCTGACCGCGGCGTTCGCGGATGCCACGGCCTTCACGGCCCGCAACGTCGCCAAGACCTCTGGTGGCGTCAAGGAAGTGGGCAAGGCCAAGGGCATCGACGCCATCGCCAACACCGCTGCCGCCAGCGATGCTGCGGGTCTGTCGGAGAACCTGATCTTCCCCGTCCAGAAGGACGACATGATCAAGTTGTTCCAGCTCTTTACGGGCACGGGCAACCGTGGTTCGCGTCTGCGCTGCGATCAGTTCCTCATCACCGACACCGACTTCGAGGACATCAACTCGTGGGCGCTGGCGGACATGGGCGACAAGATCGTGGGCGAGACCAGCGTCGACGGTTACAAGTACTCGACGGTGATCGGCCGCAAGTTCATCCGTACCCTGAAGACGGACATCCTCCGTCCCGGCAACATCTACGCCTTCGCGGCGCCGGAGTTCCTGGGCGGCTTCATGGTGCTGAACAAGCTGCAGTTCTACGCTGACAAGGAGCGCAACCGCGTTTCGTTCGAGGCGTGGGAGGACATCGGCATGTACATCGGCAATATCGCTGGTTGCCGCAAGCTGGAGCTGTACGCGGGTGCGGTTGAGGTGGCGGCCACCAATACCGCGACCGAGTCGGCTTACCGCGCCAAGTACCTGCCGGTGGCTGAGGATCAGCTGGGCAAGAAGAACAACCTCGTCGCCGAGGGTGGCACCTTCCCGAATATCCAGCAGTTCTAAGCTGGGGGTCCTGATGGGTGCGCCCCGTACATCCTGGTGGTGTGCGGGGCGTACCTGTTTCCGGGGATGGTTGGGTTGACGACCAAGTCACTGATAGACTGGGTGCGGATATTATCCTAAAGTGGCGTGGCCATTCACGGCACATAGGAGTCGAACGTGATTTACGTCATCACCAACCTGATCCACACCTCTGGCGACCAGCATCGTCGTGGGCATCGTCTTCGCGAGTTCCGCAAGGGGCGCGTTCAGATTGGTCCTCGTAGCATCGATGAGGGCAGGTCCGCCTCCTTCTCGGAAGAGATGTACAACCAGTACAAGGAGCGGATCGACCACTACCAGCAGATCGGTATGATCAAGGTGGTGTCGTTCGGCGGCCCGGACCCCGTCATCCCCGCCGAGGATCCGGTCATCCTCCAAGAGACCGTCAGCGTGGTCGAGGCGGCGTCGGCGTCGGTGGAGCCGGCGCAAGAGGCAGCGGCACCCGAAAGTGTGTCGGAGCCGGCCGAGATCCCGGCCCCAGAGAAGTCGGATTCCGTTGACCCAGAGGAAGAGGTGCCGGCCGCGCCGGCAGCCAAGCGCAGGGGCCGTCCTCCCAAGGAGAAGTAAATGGCGGACAATACCGACAAGGCTGAGCTTGGTATCCAACCGACGGTTGCGGCGGGTCTTCCGCCCAGACTGTTGCACGTCATCGCGATGGTGCGGGCCAAACTCCGGGACTACCCAGAGCTAAACCGACTGGTGGCGGGGCAGGAGACTAGTGATCGTCAGATCGCCTTAGCCATCATGGAGGCGATCGATGACTACAACACCACGCCCCCGCTCATCGATCCCGTCACCCTGGACACTCACCCATCCATCTCGCTGCTGGTGAACGGCACCATCATCTATGTGCTGGAGTCGGTGGGTTTGCTGCAGACCCGCAACCAGATGAACTACGCAGACGGGCAGGGCGTGCAGGTCGGGGTCAACGACAAGTCCCCCATGCTGATGCAGTGGATCGGTCTGTTCCGCGGACAATATGAGCAGAAGAAGATGCGGCTCAAGCAGGCCGTTAACCTGAAGGGCGCGCTCAATCAGGGAGGCGTTCCATCCGAGTACGCCTTCGTGAACGGATTCTTCGACAACCTCTCAGACGGTAACCCGAGGTAACGATGCCGCAGATTCCTTACAAGGACACCCAGACTCTGGTCGTCCCTTTGGCCAACCCCAACGTGATTGTGTCGCTACCGATCCCGGACAGCCAACACTACCTCGGCTTCGCTATTCAGATCATCGACGCCAAGTGTGACGTCGGCAATCCTGCGGTCGATGGCGGATTTCGGGTTGAGGCGAACCTGGGCGGAGTAGACAGCAACGGAGATCCCGCGTGGGCTGTCGTCTACTCGGCGGACTTCTACGCTCCCCAAGATCCCCACTTTCATCAGGGTGAGGTCATCACCTTTAGCCTTCGCGCCCCTGCTAAGAATGGGATCAGAGTCGTCTCGAAGAGCGCCGTCACAGCAGGCGGCAAGGTCATGGTCTCCATGTACGAGCGTGCTTACCCGCCGCAGGTTTAATATTATCAAGTAATGGGGCAGCGGATGTCTGATCAAATTGCACGCACATCCCCAGACGACCGTCGACTAACGGCGGCTGCGGAGTTCTTTCGGTCCTTGAAGAAGGAGGCCGGAGTTCCTGCAGCCGGCGGAATCCGCGCAGCTGCCCGTCGGGCAGTTCGTGGGCTCGTCCATACCAACCCGCTCCCGACACGGGGCGAGTCGGCGTTAAAACAATCCCTCGAGGCGAGGCTAACCAAGGCCCTGCGGGCCTAACGTAAGGAGACCGTGATGAACGCGATTGGAAAGTTTCAGTTGAAGCAGGCGCTGACCGAAGAGCTGACCAAGGAAGCAAAGAAGAAGGGCCTTGGTACCGCGGCTGAGGGCGCGACCTTGGGTGCCTTGTTGGCCGGACCCCTAGGTGCTGCTATTGGTGCGGGGATTGGTCGCAAGATGGGCAGTGGCAAGGGTGAGCGGTACAAGGGCTCACCCGCCGCTCGTGCTGCTGGCGGGGCACTCCTCGGCGGCCTCCCTCTCGCAGTACTGGGTGTCCGGCTTGGCGCTAAGGGCCATCTCAGGTCCGCCATCGCCTCGCACATCGCGGGCACTGCAGGTAGCGTGATCGGTGCCCGCCGAGCTGCGGCGAGCGCGTACGCCGGAAAGAATAAGCACGCCTCGCCCGCCTCTGGTGCGGCGGTCGGTGGCGCGCTGCTGGGTCCAGTGGGCGCGATGATCGGTGCCGCAGCAGGAAAGAAGGAGGGTGAGAAATACAAGGGCTCGCCAGTACTTCGCGCGGGCTTGGGCGCTGGCGCTGCGGGTTTCGGTACGAATCTAGCGCTTAGAAATGCTCGCCAGGAGCTCCTGAACTCGCAGCTCGAAGGAATCTTCGCGGGTGCTGAGAAAGGCAGACGCGCAATGTTGAAGGGTGGTCTGCGCGGCACACTTAGATTTGCCAAGAGGAAGCCGGGCAAGTTCACCGCCCTGGTGGCGATCCCGGCGGCTGCGGCGAGCATCGGTGGCGCCTTGGGCGCTGGTTCGGCCAAGAAGAAGTAGGTACTGATGGACAAGCACGCCGTTGCCGCATTGTTGAGATCCAGCATGACCAAGCAGGCGGGACCTGTTGGTGGTGCGGCCGTGGGTGGCGCTCTGTTCCCGATCGTCGGCTCCATCTTGGGCGCAAAGGCCGAGAAGGACGAGAACCGATCGTACCGGGGCAGTCCGTCCATGCGGGCGGGTTTGGGAAGTGCGCTGGGTATGGGGGCAGGCTTGTACGCGGCGGTCAAGACCGGCAAACGCTACATCCTGCTCCCATACCTCGGCAACATCGTGGGCGGGGCGTTGGGCGCCAAGTCAGTCAAATCTCGTGAGAGGTCGGCCTAGCTGGGGGTGATCGCGTGTTGGAGGTCACTAACATCCGGGTAAGGTCCTTCGACGTCGGATATCTCGACATCTACTGGGATCTTGTCCCCTGCTACGAAGACACCCAAGACTACGAGTTTGTGGTCCAGATGTCGGAGGCGGAGTTTGGGCCGTACCAGGACCTGACGCCCGGTATGGTGGACGTGTACCATGTCCGCGACAACACCGTCCGTGGGCAACACTCCTTCTACCACCGGCGGTATTACCGAGTAATAGTGAGGAAGAGGGCGGACACCGCTGTCTTCAAGGTGTTCCCTGAGCTTGGGGGCGCCAAGCTAGGCGCACCGCCGGACCTGTACGCGCTAGAGATGGCGCGGATCAACAATCTGAAGCTGAAGGAGTTCATGGGTCGCAAGATCTGGATCTTCCCGCGCAAGCAATCGGGACAACGGTGCGGGGTCTGCTTTGACCGCGTGATGAACCGCAAGACCAAGTCCTCATGCCCCAACTGTTTCGACACCACGTGGGTTGGCGGATTTCACCAGCCGATCCAGGTGTACGGCATGATCGTGAGTCCGAACGAGTCCACCACCCAGACCAACTTTACCCGTGTCCAGAACGAGAACACGACCCTACTGCTCGGTAACTATCCGGAGGTCAGCGACGGGGACGTGGTGGTGGAGGCGGAGAATGTGAGGTGGCGAATTGGAAACGAACTGCAGAAGATCAACAAGGCCAGAGCCCTGATTCGCCAGCAGGTTCCGCTCCACAGGATCCCGCCATCCGACATCGAGCACTCACTGCCCATCAAACTGAGTGACGTGGAGGTGAGGGACCTGGTGGCCTCTCCGGCCCGCAACTACACCAACCCCCACAACTTTGAGTCCGTCTCGCTGACCGAGGCGCTCAATAGTGTGTTTGGACCAAGATGATCGTATCGTCGATGAACCGGCAGGGTCAGGAAGTCGCCTTCTACACTCCGGATGACCGTCTCTACTTTGCGACTAGGGCGTGGCTGCTGTGGCTGCACGGCCTGTTTGGTACCAGGCCGGTCGGGCACTACCGGTGGGACCAGAACATCAATGAGACTGAGATCGTGATCTCAGACCAGATGCCCACTAACATCGAGCCCACCAACAAGCGGCCCATCATCACGACCGCCCGCGGTCCTGCCAGTTGGTCCAGCTTGTCGATCAATCAGATCCGAGATCAGAACCTGGTTGGAACGTCGCGAGTGTTCAGCGACATGCTGGCCTGCTCCATGACGCTCAGCGTCATTGCCCGGGAAGGCCTGGAAGCCCAGGAACTGGCATACCTATTGTTCAGGATGATCCCTGTTTTCAAGCCTCACCTACTCCGGCTAGGTAGAATGCACGCCATCGGGAATAATGTACAGCTGACACCGGAGACGCCCCACGGAGCACTCGTTCCTGGGTCCAGCGTACCGGAATGGAAGATGGTTCAGCTGATTGTTCCGTTCTACATCCAGGACACGATCTCATCGGACGACGAGGGTTTCTACACCATGCTGAAAGCGGTTACCCTCAAGATGCAGCACGACAGCGGCGAGAACCTGATGTTCCTGGCACCCTAGGACGAAACGAGCACAGGAGTGAAACATGGCGACTCTAGCAAGGCCCGGCGTAGACATCACCCAGGTAATCACCCCCGCGGCCCCCACGGTGGTGACGCCCGGTCTAGTCCCATGCGTAGTGGGTCCGTGCTTCCAGATCGTGCGTCCCCTTGAGGACGGCAAGATCAACAGCTCGGCCAAGGTGCTGACGGCCGCCGTGCTGGTGGCCAACAACTCGACCGCCGGTACGGTGGACCTCTCGGGCGCCACCCTCAACATCGTGGTGAACGGGCAGAACAAGTCGGTCCAGTTCCCGGCTGTTGTGGTGGGTGCGCAGTACACCAAGGCGCAGATCCTCAACGTCGTCAACGACCAGCTGGCCGGTCTGGTGGTCGCGTCCTACGACTCCAACAACAAGCTGACCATCAAAACGCTGGCTAAGGGCCCGGTCAACGCCAGCCTAGCGGTCACGTACGTGCAGGCCGGAACGGCAGAGAAGCTGGGCTTCACGGCCAGCCAGTCCGTCACCGGTGCCGAGGCCTACACGGGCCTGACCTACTCGTCCTACTTCTCGGACCTGCCGTCGACCAAGACGACGGTGTCGGAGCTGGTGTTCGAGGCTGACGCGTTGGACGTGTACCGCGACTTCTCGAACACGCTGTCGCAGGTCTCCAAGACCAGCGCGGTTCAGTGGACCTCGCTGGTTCCTGAGATTGACGCCGCTTCGACCGACCTGTCGATCACCACGTCAGCCTGGCGCCGCAGCTCGCTGTTCGCCAAGAACAAGCCCGGCCCCCGCACCAACGTGGTGGTCCACAAC